GTGAACCAAGCGTGTCCACCTAAAGATGTTTGCTCATATCGCGCAGCGGTGCCGTTGCTAATGTACTTCCACCCAGAATTGAATGTGGCGTTGGAATTCCAATAAGCGCTAACATCCGATGTGCTTCCCATCATAACGGCATTGCCGTTTTGAACGTTTTTATAAGTTGTTGACGCACTCGGCGTCACGCCCAGACCGAGGTTGCCGGAGGTGTCAAGGCGCATGCGCTCGGTATCTTGAACTGTGAACACAAACGGATGGTTTGATCGTGTGCCCACTCGACCGAGAGTATTTGTCGTATCAACGTCTAACTGTACCCGAACCGGGACTCCGTTATCTCGGACAAGAATACGAGCGTTTGAACCAAAAACAGTAAGCAGTCCTTCAGCGGGAGCGGCTGATCCTCCGATAACCATATTGCCTGCGCTGGTTATGCGCATTTTTTCTGCAACTGTTGCGCCTGATCTCGTATGCAAAGATAAAAACGATGCCGTATCACCGTCTGTTGTATTTTCTTTGGCGACCTGCCATCCACCGGCATTCATCAATGCGTTAGAAGAGTTGAAAATTACTCTTCCAATCCATCCGGTTGCTGGCGTGGCATTAAAAGCCGTTGTTGCGTTAGTTGTTCTAACCGTATAACTCAAATCTCCTTGTGAACCCGGAGTTCCAGATACGTCTAATGATACTACCGGACTGCTCGTCCCGATGCCGACGAGGCCAGCCGCCGTAATCACAGTCGGAGTCGCATCTGGGTTCGCGCTATCCTCAACGACCAGCGCGTTACCAGCACCGACCTGCGTGATACGCAGAGCGTCAGTCGAGGTGTTGACGGACACAACAGTCGTCGGGGCGTTCAGCGTCGTGCCCGTTGCAAACGTCATGTCGCGGGGGACGGAGTAGCCGTCGCCTGCGCCCGGAGCGCGAATCTGCGGGGTGGTTGGGTCTAAAGACAAAACTTCAAAGTTAGCCATGTTCAGTTACCTCAAACTGGGAAGTAGGTTGTTCCGGCACTGTCTTTGACCGAATCCACAACCACATAGGATGTCCCGCCACTGTCCACTACGATTGTATCGCAGTTGTAAATCGTCCCAGCGCTATCAGCGACTTGGAACGGCGGCCCAGGCAGCGGGGGTGCCTCGGCAGTAGCCAGCGCGATGATGCCGCCCAGCCCAAGGCTGACGGCATTACGCAACGGGACTCCGTAGTATCGAGCCATTAGTTCTGGTTAATGGGCTTGGCGTACACCGTACCGTTTGAGCCAATCTGAATGGCCGACACTCGCCACGGAGCGCCAGTACCCGGCGGAACCTTAAACGGGATCGGGGTGTTGGCCGGAATCGGAGTGTCCGCCGTGGTGGCCGTTACGCCTTCACCCACGCGGATATACGCCGCCGTCGTTGACCACACCACCACGCCCTCGGGGCCGGGGTTCCACGCCGTCGTTGAGCCTGCGGTACCAGTGTACGCGGCGTTGTATGACGGGTATTGAACAAGGGGATTAAGAAGTTCCACTATCGTTACCTCACGCTAAAAAGCGCAACTTGTACAACGTGCTGAGATACAGCGCGACGATTTCGTCAATAATGTTCTGAATAGCCGTTTCGTTTTCGTCACAAAACTTGTAACGGTTAGCCTCAATTTCGGCTAACTGATCCTGCAAAAACTCCACGACGTTAGTGGTCTTTTTTGCCGACATTAACGAAATCGGGCCAATTAGCCCGTGCCGCCCCTGATAGGCTTCCGCGAAGTCGTCAGCCAGCCCGATCACGCTCTCGTAAAACTTACCGAGAGCCTTGTGCTTGGCATACGAACGGGTGTTCAGATGCACGGAATGGGTCACATCCCGCGCTAGGAACAACATGCCTACGAAGTCAGCCGGTTTCATGCTGCGTACTCCAAATAAGCGAACTTTCCGTGCAATTTGGCTTTTGCCTCAAGTGCAACAAGTTCAGCCAACTCAAGGTTGTCGTAATAGCCAAAATGCTGGATTTTCCTGTTTTTAGAAACAGAAACGCCCCACTTACCAAGGCGCTTATGCCAGCAAACATTTTTAACACCAGACTTATTGTCTTTTCTGACCCGAGCGTTTTGCGCGTTACCAGAAAACGTGGCTTCCCGCAGATTCTCAATACGATTGTTTTGCGTGTTACGGTCAATATGGTCAATAACTTGAGGCATATAGCCGTAAAACATAAAAAAGATTAACTGGTGTGCGCCGTAAATCTTTCCTTTGTATTGAATTTTCACTCGATTCAGTGCTTTGTTAAAACTGCCAGCCGGTTTGCCAACCTTGTCTTGGTTGTTACCCGGACGGCAGTTCCAGTACAAAACACCGTCTTTGTACGTAAAAACTTGTTTTATTTCATCTTGGGTCATTGTGGCGGTACTTGACTATTGTCGAGTTCCATGGGCGAAACGCGAGGTTCCATAGTACCAACCAAATCACCGGTAGTCATCATTCCGGCAAGAGTACCCATAATAATGTCTTGAATTTGATCTTCGTTCAGACCAGATTGGACAGCGCTAATGCGCTTGGTTTCAGCGTCATACGCCTTAATCTGCGCTTCCTGCTCCTTAATCCGCAGTTCCGTCGCTTCCATCGAGCGCGAGACGTTCTGGAGCATCTGGAACATCTGATCCATTTCAGCGCCCATAGCCTCAATTTGCTGGTTAGCAGCCTGAAGCGCTGGGTCTTCATCCGGGTCAGACAGCAGTTTCGGATCGATGGTCTTGGCGAGGCGCTTGGCAATTTCCTGCGCTCCCGGCCAATCCATGTTCTTAACGAACAGATCGCCTGCCACGCCCCAAAGGTTCGGGTTGGCTTGAAGAATCTGCGACATCGCGTCCATCGCCTCTTGGCGCTTGGTCATGTAGGACGGGCCGGTCGTAACGGCAACGTCGTACTTACCCACGGACGGGTTGTAGATTTTCTCAATAACAATGCCAGCCTGATCCATGATCTTACGGACAGGCTCTTGCTGCATCGGGTCAATCCGCACCGTCGAGGTTTCCCCGTCAATGCCAATGATCCGAGCGATACGCTGGGTATCGTAAATCTTCGGAATCAAGTCAACGAGTTGACGCGTGACGTAGCGGATAGCGCGGGCAAGGTTATCGACGTAGTGATATGACCCCGTATCGCCCTGACGTTCACGCGCCAATATGGCTCTACCCGAGCGCTCGTTAGACGTGGCGCCAAGGCTAGAGTCATAGTAGCCCGTCGTAGACTTGATGTCGTCCGACGCGCCCATCTTAGCCTGAATCAGGCCGGTTTGAGCAAGGGGCGGAGCGGCACGTTGCGGCAGCGGCAGCATGTTGCCAGCGCCGTCAGTTACGTCAGGATTGACCTCCAAATACGGCCAGTTCTGGGTATTGGCGGTCTTCCACTGGTGTTCGTATCCCTCGAACTGCCCACCGTAGCCGATAAACGGCGCTTTGGGGGCCAAGGCGAGCATTTCCGCCTCTTGGGATACCCAGTAGTTGTACATGCGCTGCGCGTCTTTAGCGTTACGCACGAGGCCGCTGATGTAGATACGGCCTTCAACCTCAAACTCGTTGCCGACTACGCGAACAACCGGAATCGACTTACCCGGCCAGTCCTGCTCTTCCAGCACCTCGTAGCCGTTAATCTTCATCCACTTGATCTTGCGGATGTCTACGTCACGGCTGCGGATCGGAGCGAGGCCCATCGCCTCCATCTGCGCGGCTTCAGGTGAGCCAGCGTAGGCGGTAGCGCCGCCTGGATAAAGGTTTAACTTCGCTTTTTCGTAGTAAGCGTAGAAGTATTCCGCAATCCGTACTGAATTGTCGGTAATCCACTGCGCCAGATTCTCGTCACCAATACCACGGCTCTGGATCGACGAGATGGGCTCGGCGTCAGGAAAATGACGCTCAAACTCCTCACGGGGCATGTCCTCGGTTATGAAACACCATTCTGCGTCGGCTCCGCACGGGTCTTGGATGTGCGGGTCCATATATACCGAGAACGAGTTACGAACGCGAGCGATACGGATGTCTTGGTCAAACGAATCCGGGTCGCAATACTCGGTTAGGATGCGGATATAGCCTTCGCCATACGTCACCTGATTCTCACAGGCGGTGTCATAAGCGACATCAGCGTCGGAAATGTACTCAATGTGCCGGACGATGCCGTCAAACACCTCGGCAACTTCAATGTCCGCCTTGTCATCAACCGGGATGACCTTACCCGCAGGGCGATTCTGGCGCTGGTCGTTCGTGACTTGGCGCACATGCTGGGGCAACTTGTTGATGGTCAGGCAGGGACGAGCGTTAATCGTCTGACCCTGCACGGCACCACGGGTTGCCAGCACCTCTTGAGGCCACTGCCAGCGGTTATCCGGCGAACCTGCCATAAAGCGCAGGTCGTCTAGTTCGCTGTCCCGAGACTCGCTATAAGCCGTCAGGGACAACTGCATCCGGGTACGCGCTTGAGACAGAATGTCTGCTTTATCGCGCCCACGACGGCTTTCGGGCGTATTAGCCACGTAAGCCGCGCCCTTTATCCCTGTCGGGTCTTTAGCCATTACTTGCCCTTCTTACCCTTGGCCGCAGCGCGGCGCTTGACCGAATACGCGATGGCAAGGGCTTGCTTTACGGGCTTGCCTGCCTTCACTTCGGCTCGGATGTTCTTGCGAAAAGCGCCCTTAGACGCAGACTTGACTAGCGGCATTAGCGCATACCCCGCTTCACCATCGGGGTCGGTCGAAAATCAACCGTAGTGCGGATCATTTCCTCGTTCATGCGACGAGGCGCACGCGGAGCAGGCGCACGAGGCTTCTGCATCCGGCTGTTTTGGATCATGTCACCGACTGTTGCGCCGGGAGACACGCCGATTGGACCGGGGTTTTTCTTTCCGTACATGTTTTTTAACCTTTTTTGGAGGATTTGGCGGGCTTTTTGGCGGTTCGGGCAGATTTTCGGAAAGCGGCAGCCGTTGGAGCGCCTCTAGCGCCCGGTTTACGCATTTTCTCGCCCGATCCCGCAGCGATTCGAGCGCGTTTTCGATGAATATTTTCATAAAGACCCGGCTTTTTAGCCATTTTAAGCGCCTCTCGGCAAAAATTGTCCGTTTACTGGGTTGTGACTTAACGGATTGACAACAGTTGGATGCAATCTTGCGTGTTCTGTGTAGTGCATTACACGCAAATTCTCAACCCTATTGTCGTCATGCACCCCGTTAATGTGATCAACCTGCTCGCCCGGCTCCAGTTGCTTTATAAAGGCATCTGCAACCAACCTATGCACCAGAAACGCTTTTCCACGTACATCTCGGGATTCACCGTTTCTTAGTCCAATTTCTGCGTATGGCAATGTCCGGTTTTTGCGCGTCTTTACGTGAGGTTTCATGATGCGCTCTGGCATCCATGTCTGCCCTCCACGTTTGGTGCGCCTAAATCTAGCAACTGACTTGACGCGCCCAAGAGTGCTAACTTGGTATTTGCCCTCGTACCCTCTTACGTCTGCCCAAACTTCAGTTACAGTTCCATCTACGCATCGATGCTCTAGCACGGCTTCCTCGCGGACTCTTTTTTGCGATGGGAGCCATTCTAGCACAGAATGATTTCTTTCTGCCTGCATCCGCTTTTGTCTTCGGATTGGGCGCCGGAGCCTTCAATTTAGACCCCGTTGCACGATTGTATTTTGCACGACCTTTCGCGGTCAATCCCGCCCCTCTTGACACGGGCTGTTTTTCTCCTCTACCAACTGAGAGGCTGACGGACTTCTTAGCCATTAAGCACCCATCCAAGTGTTGATCATGCCGCTATCGCGGCTTGCGGTAATGGTTCGAGGACGCTCGCGGTATTCGCGGTGCGCGACGGGATACGCAAAGGTCACGGCAATCGCATCGGCGGCGTCAGGCGAGGCAAGGCCACGCGCTTTCATGTCCTTTTTAGATTCCAGCAAGATAGCGCCAGAGGAATTGATCTTCTGCTTTGGACCCGTAAGGTCGGCTTTTAGTTGCCGATCATTAGGCAACGCGGCGTCTTTCAGCCACGCTTTCATTTCGCCCCACAACTCTGCACGCTTGTTTTGCCACATAGCCGGGGTCTTGGACTTCCATCCAAAGTTAACGCCACGCACCACCTTATAACGCTGCTCTTTCAAACGATCAAGGATGCCGTAGCCGAGACCGCCTTCGTCAAGGACGACGAGTGCGGGTTGGTATTCTTCAATAGCGTCAATTACGCGTCCCACAATCTCCATCGTGTCTTCGCCTTTGTAGCGTTTGATGGCGATGATGTCGCGTCCTTGGCGGACTGCGATAACCGTCGAGTCTGCTCCACTTCGCGCAGGATCGACGCCGATAACTCGTGGCGCTGTTTCGTCCTTATACCGATTACGAGACATTGCGCCATCAACAAGGCTAGGCGGAATAAATTGGTCGTCACCTTCTGACGGAAACTCTCCATAGACTTCCACCTTGGCTTGAGGTGAGTCAATGCCATATTCGTCAATGATCTGCTGGTATACCGACTTATCCGTTTCCTCAACGGTGCGAGCGTCAATGTTGCGGGTGTTCCAGAACGCACGCTTAGAGTGGAACGCCTCGAAAAAATAGCCCTCGTTACGGCGGGGGTTGCTAAACGACATCCAGAAACGGTGCGGGGTGTTCTCCGTGAAGAAGCCTGCCGTCACCGACCAGATGGGGTCAGGGATACCGCTGGCTTCGTCAAAAATGACCATCACGCCGTCAAAGTTGTGGACACCGGCATACGAGTCGGGGTTCTCTTCGGACCACAACCGACCCTCAACGGACCAGTAACGCGTACCTTTTTTAAGGTCACGTTCAACCAGTTCAGCGAGCCACTTAGCGGGCATGACGCGGGTGGCGCTAATCTCAAACCAATGCGAGTTGATCAGGAGCGCTGCCCACTTAGTGATTTCTGCCCATGTAATCGAGCGCAACTGCGCTTCCGAGTTAGCCGACACAATGGTCGTTGAGCCTATGCGGGTACTGAGCATCCATAGGATCAGCCAGGATACGAGTGCGGACTTACCGATACCGCGACCCGAAGCCGTAGCCATACGCAGGACTTCGTAGGAAGTGGCAGTTTTGTTTTTCGCTACGTGAGCGGCGATGTCGCGCAGAATGTCACGCTGCCACTTACGCGGACCCCGAAAGTGTTCGAGAGGCGTACCTTTCTGGCCCCAAGGGAAAGCGAGTAGCACGAAAGCCTCTGGGTCGTCCTTAATGACGGGCGACCAGAGTTTGCTCATTAGCAACTCTTCTTCTTCGGGGCTATAGATCGGCTGTTGCACGTTCGTCCTTCAGAGTCAGGGTTTGGGCAGGCTCATGCGTTAATTGATCCGGTGTAGCCTCATATACGCGGCCTGCCAGGACGCGAGATTCTGCCTCTTGCAGCGCGGCGACAATACTAATTTGCGACTTAATATCGACTTGGACTTGCTGCTTGGCAACCCATCCGTGAAGGTGGGTAAGCAGGGCAAGGGCGGCTTTGCTGTCGCCTTTCGTCGCCGCTGTGCGCAACTGGACCGCTGCCTCAACCTCGGAGTCCGCACGGCCCTTCCCCTCGGCTATGGCAGCCGCGTTATCTAATTGGCAAAGTCTACGGTACTCGACAGGCAGCAACCCAGCAGCAAAGGCCAAGGCATCACCCTTTAGCCCCAGTTTGGCAGCCTCGTAAATCTTATCCAGAACCTCTTGCGAAGCCTTTAGTTCCCGAGGCTTAAAAGGAATGGACTTAAAACTTTCTGTTACAAGGTTCATATCGGAACTCTTTGCCAGAACAGGCAGGAACGTCAAGCATCCATCCGTGGTGCGTGGCGTGGGCACACCAGACCTTCTCGGCTAACTTCGTCACTTGAGCAGCCCAGAAGCAGGAGCGGCATACCAAAGCCTTGGCAGCAAACTCTGCCCACTCCCCCTCCGACATACGTATCGACATATCCAGACTGTAACAGAAGGTTTGGCGAGGAGAAAGCAACGTGCAGGGTGATCCTGCCGGGAGGCCGCGATCTACCACAACCGGGTAGCCTGTGTGCCGAGGCGGAAGCGTCACGGGAGATATGACGTTTAGTGCCTTAGATGGTGGAGTCCTTCCTTCAGTTACCTCTCAGTCGCTACCAGCGCACCTGGTCAGACGTTGCTAATAAAGGATAACGGTAAAAGGTTTATTAGCGAAGGGGGTTAATAAAAAAATAAAAATTGTTCGCGGATCATTCGTAATCGTGACCGGTCAACCCATGGCCCTACCCCCCCCCTGTTGTTTTCACACCACACCTGTTGTGCGTGTACCACAAGCCTGGATGCTAACGGTTATCGTTACGCATAAGAGAATCATTTACATTCACTCGATGTCGCGTAGATGCAACACGTTGCGTTGGTGCAACATGGTCATGACCTGTTGCGTTTGTGCAACACCTAGACGTTTGTGGCGGGATCGCAACAAGTGGTGAGGGTGCTACAGATAGCAACCAAAGACGGTCAATCGAGAGATTCTGTTAGTAATGTTAGTACGTAGTCATTTTTTTAAAACTAGTTTTCTACACCATTCTCTTTTTGATTTTTACGATTGACTCTTTACTACTTACTAACAGCATAGATTTTCCGTTGCTTTTCAGTAGTTTGCACGTCAGTAGGTTTTTTACGTCGTATATAGTCCACCTTTACTAACACTCTGCAACAAATACCTATCGTTGCAGCATACTATATTTCGTCAAACAATCCTTTACACGATTAGAAGGCTAGGCTATAAAGGAATCGTTGACAGATAACTACCAGGTAACACGGAGAACTAACCATGTTCAACATTGAGAAGTCAGCATTCCGCAAAGGTGAATATGTAGGTTACGCAGACGGCTGCGTCTTTCATATTGTCCGCACTAACAGCACTTACGGCAACTGGTTCGCAAGCGTCTCGCATGGTGACAACGTAGCGAAATACCGCAATGTCCCGATCTTCGCGCATCGCCTCTCTGATATGTCCGCGAAACTCTCAGCCCTTGCTAACTAACACGGAGCATCTAGCAATGACCCGCTTTCTTAACTCTCTCGTGTTCGTAGGCTTCAGCGTCGCTCTAGCCTCTATCGTCCTCGACGACTTCAGACTCGGTGCGTTTAGCATCTGTGTCTCGGGTATCGCTGCTCTCGTTGACTATTGCCGCAACTAACTCGGAGAACCTAGCAATGTCTTACGCATCCTCGAAAGTAAAGATTTTCAAAAACGATTGGTCTACCCATTTTTCGCGCTCTGGCTCGTGGTGGTGTGTCGTCGTCCGCAACGCTCGTGGCGACGTACACGACAAGGTGAGGTGTGACGACTATCGCTCTGCCTTGACCTATTGGAAAGCCTTCAACGCTATCGCCAAAGCCGCTTAACTAATAACTAACTAGGAGAAAATCATGGGATACACAATCAACGACACCGATAGCCGTTATAACGGATGGACTAACTACGCCACTTGGCGCGTTAACTTGGAGATATTCGACGGGTACGACCCCGCCGACTACTTTAGCGCGTTCGACCCAACTGACGTTCGCGCTCTGGCTGATGGCTTGCGCGACTACGCTGAACAAGTTGTTTTTGAGTGCGCTACCGTCGAAGGGTTGGCCGTGGGCTATGCAAACGCTTTCTTGCAGGACGTTAACTGGCACGAGATTGCCGAGCATATGTTGGACGCTATCAAGTCGGAGGCCGCATGAGCCGCTTTACGGTCACGCTCTGCCGTGTAGAGCATCACGCCTATCAGTTGGAAGTGGAAGCCGATACACCCGAGGAAGCCCACGAGATAGCCGTGGAGACATGGGACGACGACGACGAAGCGTTCGACCATCTCGGAGTGGTACACGCTGAAGACTTTATTGAAGACGTTAAAAAGAAAACGGAGGCCGCATGACACACGCAGAACAGAGACTCGCCGACCTTATAGCAGCGGAGGCCATCCGCCTATTGAGTCAACCCAACTCGTTACAAATGCCCGAGGAGGTTTGCATAGATATGGCCGTCTGTATGGCTTGCGATAAGTACCGGCAGGAGTTCAGCGAGGACGTACTAGAAACCATCCAGAAAACCAAAGGGGAAAACGCATGAGAACCTTTGACGTGGTGCTATTCGCATCTATCCAAGAGATTGTAAGCGTCGAGGCCAGAGATGAGGACGAAGCCGCCGAGATTGCCTTGCAGATTGTTAAATCGGGCTATACCCCTCACGCGCAGGTTGATTGGGACGTTGAGGAAGTCAACATAGGAGACCCGCTAGATGTCGCAGAATGACCAGATACGCGCCGCCTTGATTCTAGGGCGGTCGCTTACCCCTTTGGATGCGCTCCAAGACTACGGCTGTTTCCGCCTTGCCGCTCGGATTGCCGAACTAAGGCGAGAGGGGCTAGACATTGAGTGCAAGACCGAAACGAAGAACGGCAAGCGTTATGCACGTTACCAACTGCGGAGGCCTTATGTCTCGCTATAAACTTTGGCGCAAATTGTCCCGCTGGTTCTGCCGTGGGCTGATTGACTGGCGCGAGGTGCCACCGCCCAACGTCCGATCATCACGCGCACAGCACCCGCTATCTAACTATTGGTGAGCCTATGGAAAAGCCACACATACCCACCCTGCAAGAATTAGAAGCCCTATTTGCCGAGGATGATGCGCCTCTTACTTACCGCGCACCCCCTAACCCTGCGCGGCTCCAAACGGCTGTGCGGGCTTTTATCAGCGCATGGGACGACGACTTGACCGTTCGGGAGTTGTCGCCTTTCGTCGAGGAAGTGCGCCGAGCATTGGAGGGTAGGCCGTGACGGAGTTCCACGAACGATGGGGCTTGCAGCCTACCTATCCACGGCTGACCCGTTGCACCCGTCGCTTTTGGGTTGTTTGGCTGGGGCGCTGTATTGATACCGCGAGGGCTAACTTATGGCGGGATTCCTAATCGCTGTCGCCTTGACGGTACTGGCATCGGTACTGTTCGACGACTAAACGAGGGGGCTACGCGCCCCCTCTCTTATTTCACCACTTGAAGATCGGGCTTACCCTCGGCGAGCGCCCTGATTTCAGACTTGCTACGGTCGGCCAACTCGGGAGCCGCCCACAGATGCTTTGGCGTCGGAAATTCGCGGCTCATCACTCGGCCAATGTCTCGCCAGCCACTCTCACGCAGCGCCACGAATAACGCCTCACGCGAGGGCTTATGGCCGTCCGTCACAGCGGCTAGGTCAGCCAGCACCCCTGACCACGGCGAGCCCACAACGCCTTTAGCGAACACTCCACGACGTTGCCGCACCATGTCAGCGATGAAGGCTTCGCCGCCGCTCATGCCGAGATCGACCATCGCCAACTTCGCGTCGGTGATGGGTGGCACGGCTCCAGGGTTAAACGCGCTAACGTCTCGGGCATCGAGGTACGCAGCCACGGCCTCAAAGCCGCCCTGATAGTACCAATCCCACAGCCTTGCGGCTTCGTCGTCCGGTAAGCGAGGCACTTGCGACCAGATAACGAACCAGCGTCGGTCATCGGCTGGAATCGTAATCGGCGCTCGCTCATTGCTGAACGCCAACACGAAAATACGATTCACCACATAGTACGGGTGCTGCTGCTTCTTATTGACCAAAAGCAACTCGGGTGGCGCAGCGATCACGGGTTTCAGGTTGTTTTCCATCGCCCTGCGGTCATCGCCTTTTCGATAACGAATCTCATTTAGGACGATCACCTCGGACTCGTAGGTATAGCCCCACGACCCAGCGACTTCTTCAGCCCTAGCCACGGCGACGTTCTTTAGCGAAGCGCCGCCAATAGACCATAGGAAAGGCGCCCAGAGCGTGTCCTTGCCACCACCAGGTACGCCCGTATGCAGTACGGCATGGTTAATCTTGCGATGCGGGTTCTGGCGCTTGTAAGCCATCACGTTCAAAACGTGTTCGCGCTCGAAGTCAGTCGGAACCATTCGATGCAAGTGGTTTAGCCAGAGCGTAACGTCCCCGCTCACGGCGGCTGGCCGTGCGCTTTTCCACTTGTTGACGTAAGCCATCCCCGACTTCTTCAGCAACTCGGTTTCACCCGGCGCATACGTCAGCGCGTTGGCGACGTAACTGCCCATCGCCGCTCGGTTCTCATCGAAAAACGTCGCCGCCTCGATACGTCGAGACTTATTGTGTACGGAATAGCACGGCGTACCCCGAAACAGAGCGTTAAACGTCTGCCGCGCATAGTCTTGGTGCGTCTGTACGTCGAAAAACAGGTCGCCCTCGGCGACGTAAATAAATCGCTTGAACCAGTCAGCCGGGGCTAACCGGGATACATCACCTTCCGCGAGACTTTCATACTGATCCATTGCATAACCCCACTGTTCTGCTATTCTCACGGAGCATTGCGATTTTCTCCGTGTACATTCTCCTAGTGAGTCCTTAGCCCCACCTAACCGTGGGGCTTTTTTTATGGACTGCCCATTCGTCGGTTGGCCGAGATCGTGCGCCAAGTATCAAGGACGATCCGCTCGGTCTCGCGCTTGTTCGCCATTTTGGAGTACAGCGCCACAGCCGCACAGTATCGCTCATGCGCCTCTTTCGTGGCGTGGTGCGTGGCGGCAATCGCTTGCCGCTCCGCTACCGTACCCTCGGCGTGCGTAAAAACGGCCTCTCGGGTCGCCTTCCAGCCATACTCGGCACGCTCCATTTCAGCCTTCGCCAACGCACATGGCTCGTCTGTATCAACGAGATACCGCAACGCTTTCTCGGCTCTCTCTTCGCTAATCATTAGAAACCCAACGGATCGTTAAGGTCAGCGTTCGCCCAGTTATCCTCGGTCAGCCCCTTGTCAGGCGCAGTCTTTGGCTGCATCGGCTGGCCGTTCTTCGGCTGGACGCTAATGGACAAAAAATTGTTACCGGCCTTTGAGGACTTCTTCCAGGCAGACAGTTTGTATTCCACGCCGCCGACGTTCAGGTCGCCGGTAAAGTCAGGGCGCTTTTCGTTACCCTTCTTGTCGTTTGGGAACAATACGCCTCGATTAGTGTTGTCGTAAGTCACAGAGTCATCTCCTTCAATTTAGAAACTTTAGCATCCAACTCAACCAAAAAATCCTTCACCTCTTTTTCCAACAGCGTAATGCAATCTGTATCTCGTGGGATACGCACTACCAGCAGTTGTAACTCTTCGGGCATCCTTGGATCGTATGAGACCCAATCGCACCACTCCTTATCCGCGCAAGCCATCTGCCATTGCATCTGGTAAAAGTATTTTTGTGGCGGTTCTCGCTCAAAAAGGTACTCAATATGCGTGGCAGTAGACGGGCACTTGATCTCGACGCAGCCATTCACGCCGACCAATCCGTCAGGACTGGCTCCTGCCATCTCAATGAACGGATGGTTAATGAACCCCACCTCGGTGACAAGTTCGCCCACCTTGGCGCTGTACGCATCACGGGCTGCGGCTTCCTGCTCGACGCCCCACTCCATCGCGGCATTGCTAAACCCTTCGGTCGGCTTGCCGGTCAGTCGTTCGCATACCAGTTGTGCCATGTAGTTATTGCGCGAAGCAGCATAACCGGTCTTCGTGCGTGCCACTACGTCAGCCACTTTCGAGGCTGTCACCTTGCCCAAGCGAGCGGCGTGCCACTCTGTTGTTCGTTGTTGTTCCATTATTTTTTGGACTCCATAAAAGCAATCATCTCTGGCGTTAGTTGGAGGGCATCGTAGTCATAGGTATATGTATCGCCAGTATCCCAAGTCACAACGATGAATTGGTTTCCGAACACATAACACCCACGGCCTTCAAGCCTCCCGCCATCACCCTTGATGTATACGAAATACTTGTCTCCACAGTTAGTTTGCGACGACGTAAACTGAATCTGGCCGTTGGCTCGATTGTTCACGCTGCCCACCAAGTAGGGCATCTGCTGTGCATTTGCTACGCCGATCATCAGCGCGGCTGTTGCTATCCATCTCTTCATCACTCCTCCCCTGCCTCCATGAGGCGTCTAAGTTCTTTACATTCACGTTCTAAACGAACAACCTTTTCTGTCAGCGCGAGAACTTGGTCTAGCGACTGGTCTCGCTGCTCCAGTACGCGCTTCAACTTCTCGGCCAACGCTTGCGATAGTTCTGACGAGTCAGGGATCGCCATTGTGTGGCCGATGATTTCGTAATCCGACATCAGCGCGTAATAGGGAGTCATTGCAGTTCACCTTGCTTCCAGAGCAAATAGTCGTACTGCTTGATTCCTCGATGCAGGGCAGAGGCCATATGCATGGGGTTCAAGCCCCACTCCTCTGCAAGAGGTCTATAATTGATGCGTTTCTTATTGGCCTTCGCTTTGGCTTTACGTTCACGCAGCATTTTGTACTGCTCAAACGTAATGCCAGGGTTGTAACGCGATGGTTTGGTGTAGGTTTTCATAACTTCACGGATACTTATCCAGTCGTAAGTGTTGAGGGGAAATCACTCGCGTTGTCTCGGAATAGTCAGAAGGTGTCGCCTTCTCCCATGCCAAGTCATGCGGCAACCAACCCAAAATCTCTACAGCGCGTATTTCTGGCATGACAGGTTTGGCGACGAACAACACCAAGCCCTTGCCAACTTGATGCTGACGCACAGCGGCAGTGTTACTGGTTCGCACGCGACGAACCTCGATGTTCCTGCCAACGTCCGGCCAATCCTTATAGAGTTGGTGATCGCGGGCATCCCATACGTGAGCGTGCCAATAACGATTGGTGTACTTGGCTACGGCTAACTCTGCCGCACACGCGGCCACCTGTGCCGTGCGGTCGTCTTCCATGCGCTTCGGGTCGTAATGCAGGGCGTCTTGGCTATCCCATCGCGCTGAACATCGTCGAGCGCCGACAAGGTTTACCAGGTCGTATTCCCACCGCTCTAATTCAATGATGGGGTAACTCATAACTCTGGCACCTCATACCAACTCAGAATAATCTTGGCGGCATCGCGGTGGTCTTTCATCACGCGAATGTCTTTCGCTTTGTTCTTTTCAAAGAACCCGTTAGGACATGCGCCAGCCTCGCGCTCTGCAATCATGTCATCCATCGTTTGAATGGTGTTGGTCAGCGACCAAGCCACGATGTATGTCTCCACATCGCTCAGTATTTGCTTCACAAGTTGCTGCTCTTTCAATTTGAGGCCAACTTGCTTTTCTTTTCGCTGAACAGGCTCAGATGCACCTTTCGCTCGTTTGCGTTTAGGCTTTTCCATATTCCGTTTAACTCCTCGATAGTGGCTGCTAGTTGTACTGCCGCTTCAACAGCAGGATCGGTAGTGGCTGCGGCGACCTCATGCGTCTGCGAGTCGGCATCGTTGTCGCCTTCGGTCGGGATGCAGAACGCTTGGAAAGCGGCGTACTTGTAAGCCGCAGACATCGCCTTGTTGCTGGCCTTGTCGCCGCTATCCATCGCCTCGCCTACGGTAATGACTGTGTGCTTGCTGCCGTCTTCGGCGGCTACGAAGTCAAACTCCACGGTCAGCGTGACGTAGAACAGCGCAGTGCCTTGGCGGTTCTGACGCTCAATAACCTGTCGGTCAGTCACGCGAGGCAGGATGCACAGGCCGTGCTTTGACAGCAGCGGCGAGAGCGCACCGTACACAGCGTCAATGCCACGGAAGGCGTAGCCCTGCGACTGGTTCTTGCTGTCTTTGCTAATGCCGATCTTGGATAGTTCGGCGGTGACAGCGGCAATCTTCTCGTAGACCTTCATTGCGGGTTCCTCAGTTTGGCGGATGCGGCGTCAATAGCGGCGATGCACTCAGCGAACGCTTGGTGCAGTTTGAAAGCGCCTTCGGCTTCGATGCGGTTAAGTTCGTTTAAGCCTTCAATGACGTTGAAGGCGGCGTGTTCGGCGCGGCAGTGCAACTCCATGAGTCGGTCGCGTTCCTGCTCGGCCAAGATGCGGTAATCGTCTTCCATGTCTTTCTCCAACGGGGCCAATCCCCGAAGTGCAGTATACTCCCGTTGACGATCATGTCAACAACTGTTACCGTGAAATCTATGACACCGAAACAACTACTCAAGATTTATGGCTCCCAGAGCGAGATTGCTCGGGCGTTGGGCGTTACCAGGCAGGCTGTTCTGCGCTGGTTTAAGGAAGACAAGATTCCTGCGTTGCGTCTGTACCAAATCCAATGCGTGCTGAAAATCCGTGAGGGTGCTTGATCTGTTCAGCGGTATCGGCGGGTTTAGCCTCGGGCTAGAACGCGCTGGTATGCAGACAGTAGCGTTTTGCGAACCCAACAAGTTTTGCCAAGCCGTGCTTCATAAGCATTGGCCGGATGTGCCGATATACGAGGATGTACGTGACTTATCAGCAACTCGATTGGCTAACGATGGAATCCGATTTGACGTTATCTGCGGCGGATTTCCGTGCCAAGACATCAGCGTTGCCGGAAAAGGCGCAGGACTTGCCGGTGAGCGATCAGGACTCTGGTGGGAATACCACCGCCTCATCGCGGAAACGAGGCCGTCCTGGATCATTGCAGAGAACGTCGCGGCCCTTCGCCATCGAGGATTGGACGAAGTTCTCGGCAGCCTATTTGAGATCGGGTACGACGCAGAATGGCACTGTATACCCGCTTCAGCCCTTGGCGCCCCTCACCGTCGAGACCGAATCTGGATTGTGGCCTACCCCCACAGCGAATCCGTCAAACGCTTGCAGTCTGGACGCTGGACTGAAGGAAGCAGAACGATTGCACCCACAAGGACGCTGGACTCTATGGAGTCAAGTGGCGGCGCAAGAAGTTTATGGTCGCAGAATGTGGCCGACGCCGGATGCGAGTCCGCACAAATATCGCCTTCAGGGCAACACTCAGCAATCCAAATCACTCAACGCAATACATGGTGGGAAATTGAACCCGCGGTGGGTCGAGTGGCTGATGGGGTTCCCAATCGGTTGGACAGACTTAAAGCACTCGGAAACGCGGTAGTACCGCAGATACCAGAACTAATAGGACGATGGATATATGAACAATCCAGTCACAAATAGCAGCGACATCTCGTGGGCGTCCCAAGCAAACATGCGGTATTGGGAGAACGCCATCACAACGCCTTTCGGCAAACTGCGGTTAGCCGATGCTTACCTTGCTCGGATCGGCGTAGGCGATTGGCAGCAGCGTGCCGAGCGCACGTCTTGGCTCAAGAACTACGTGGGTGACATCCTGCGGTCGCTGGACGATGCGACCGAGGCATACGGCGACCCGCACGTTCGCAGCATGGTGCGGGAACTGTGGGGCGAGAATGGCGTAAACAAGTTGAAGGCAAAGTGCAAACCGGCATAATCAGCCCATGCGCTACGCCAAACGTCGAGACAACAACCACACCGATATTGTAGAAGCCCTCCGCAAAGCGAACTTTGAGGTCATCGACTTCGCCTCTGCCGGACACGACATCCCCGACCTGTTGGCCGTAAAGCCAATGCACGACGGTATGGCGTGGATTTGCTGGATAGAGGTTAAGGCTAAGGGTGGGCGGCTGTCAGACGGCCAGAAACGGTTTCAGGGGCTATTCCAGCCAAGGGGCGAGTGGTACGAAGCCCGTGACCCCGACGACACCGTATGCGCCCTGCAAGCCCTTTACTTGCAGCGGCTTAAATAATTTGTTTACAATGCCGCCATGAAGAACTGGCGCGTATTGAACCAAAACCTGAATCTGTTTAACGAGGCCGAAGTGAAGGCGCTCTTGGACGAGGAGATCGCCGGTCAACGGCGTGCCACGTTCCTCAAGCGCCTACACCAACGGTATTGCACCCTTCGAGCAAACCGCGAACGGGCTGAAATCTTCAGCGCCGTCGCAGGAATGTCAGGTAGTCAGCCCCTTCCTGTGGCTCCCACCACACCTTTATCAGGTCTGGATGGTCAGGCGGCAACGCAGGGTTAATCGTCGTTAACGCACAGGGCGACAGGCAGTTGTCCCTGAAGCCGCGCTCTTTTGCGTAGCGGTCGTAAATCTTGTACGAGGCCACCTTGCAAGCGTGCATGGTGATACCGCTAATCGCATCCTTCAGGACGCTATACGCCGACTCGTGCTTGTGACCGGCCACGTAAAGGTGGTCTCTCGTGCCCATAAGAGCAGCCTTCATCGGGCCGTGGGCCGGATTCCAGATGCTAGAGCCGCTGTGGTCGTGGCGGGCGTTGACCCGCACCTCTAGTCCGTTCGGGAACCGAAGCGCTAGGCGGGCTTCTGAGGACTTATAGAGGGCATCCTGCTGTCTTGCTATCCAGCGCAGCGGATCGCCTGAGCCTGACCACAAGTCGTGGTTGCCGCCAATCATGTAGAGCCAGTCGCAGCGCTTGATAAACCACTCGGCTATTTTCCAAGCCTGAGCAGCCGAGGTCGTCTGGTCGGCGTACAAGCGGGCGAGACGGCCACACCAGTTGTTCGTGGTGTCGCCCACGTTGGCTGCGAATAGACCTTCTGTGCGGTTCACCAGGTCGGTGTGACGCTCGATGGCCTCAATGTCGCAGCCGTCGTCGTCAACGTGCGGGTCGCCAAAGTGCAAGATGCCGATAGCACCGGCCATCTTGATCTTGATGGGAATGAGTTTGCTGGCTTCTTCGTGTTCGCGCTTGTGCAGAAACTTGCGCTTGCGCTGGGCAATCAGTTCCTCAATTGGAACGTCGTCGTCGGGCAGTGGGGTGAATTCGTAATCACCCTTATCTACAACTGGCTGTCCTGGCTGATAAGTAGATTCGGGAATCGTGTATCCCTTTTCCTTCATCTTCTTTAGCCGCATTAGCAGGCTGCGTTCATTTAGACCAAACTTGATAGCGACCTTGGCTCGTATCCCGTTGGCTTCCTGTAGCGCCGCTAGTATCTGATCGTCGGTTGCCTTTGCTCGCATTGCTTACCCCATAGTAGTGAGCATCTGTTGCAGCAAGTGTCCGATTCGATCTACAAATTGCTCATCGCGGCTAAGGTCGTCATGACCAGCGATGTCAAGCATTGCGTGGATCGCCTCATGCGCCCACACCTGCTGCCGGTTTGTGCCTTTACAAGAACTTACGATATGTATCTCGTATTTGTCTGGAAGCCACATTCCAACACAATTTTTGCCGTGACGCCACTTAGAGGGCGAAATTACTTTGACTTTGATGGTGTGACCGGCTAGTTGGAAGCGTTCAGGTATGCCGTCAGTTCTCATTTGCGCCTCCTAATACGACCAAACACTCGGTCTTAGACCGCCCTCCAAAGTATCCAAATGTATGAAGCGGCCATTACCTTTTTGTTGAACGCCGATACCAGTAAAGCCCATTTGAAAGGCTAACTTCAATAGTCGGTGTGCGTCAGCACCCACAACAGCAATGTCACAGGCACAGCCCGAGGCGTGCGCTCCGGGCTTGGCTTTCTTAGCCTCGATGGGGTGCTTAGGGCAGCGGTAGCCGGACGTAATCGTCATCGGCTTTCCGTATAAATTACGGAGAGCCTGTAATTTATTCATGAACTGCTGCTGCATCTCGTTCTTGCCGCAGTGCGAGCAGTTGAACTCTTCTGCCTTAAAGTTCGGTGCGAGTGCCCAATCCACGCTAACCCCCGTCTTTTACCCATCCCTGCAAGGCACGCAGTTTAGCGTTTTCCGCGTCGCAGGCGGCGGCTAGGGCGTAGAGGTCGGCTCCGATATCTGGCCCTGCTTTAAGATCGCTTCGAGGCGGTCTGTCACTGCCCCAGGAGGGGGAGGTGGTTCCAACAGAATCGCGGGAGGTTTCGTCAACGGTAGACACTGCTGGGGTGTTGACGCACAGCCGGACAGGAGGGCGGTTAGCAGCACGATTAGCAGCACGCTCACGAAGGCTTTTAATCTCAGACTGGTACGAATCCGCAGCGCGTTCAGCACGCGCACGGTCAGCCTTCTCCGCCGCCAAGGCGGCCTCCAGTCGTTCAATTTGCGGCCTAAGTTCCGCACGTCCCTGCTCCCGAAATGTATATACGGCGTATATACACAATAAGCCCAATCCTGCCGCCAAGATCGCGTGTGGTGCATAACGCCACAGCCACGCCGCCCACATCACTTGTCGGCCTTGGTGTTGCTCAGTTGGTTAATCAGGTTAAAGATGTCATCCAGCGTCTTTCGGATGTACTCAATGTCGTCCTTGTAGTCTTCCCGGCGCACGTACATGTGCGGCATGTTGCGAACGTCTTTATCTAATCGTTCGATGGTGCGCGTCAGGTTATTGACGACCCAGCCGCCAAGGAAAGCCGCCACACCCAGAATGATGTTGAAAAGAACCTGAATGTCATCCACGTCACTTCTCCGAAAGCGCCTGCGTGGTGACAGCCCGCAGCACGAGGTTAGCCAAAGCGCCGACCATCAGAATCGCCGCAGCCACTTCCTGCCCCCACAGTACAGTCATGTGACCGCCTACGAGTTCAAGGCCGCCAAGGACAGCCAGCAGGACGTTCCACCAAACGGTCTTGGATTTTATCGCGCCTTTAAGCATGGTTATCTCCCTGACAAGGCGTTAAGAACTTCAGATTGGCTTAAGAAGTTCACCCCGGCGGGTGCTGCGGCTGGCAGCACTTGGGGAAACACATTTGGAGCCAAAATGGACGGCGCACGACCGCCAGCGGCAACTTGAGCGCCAAACTGAGCAGCCCTTGCTCTGGCTAACTGGTTTGCAGCCGCACGCGACATAAATCCTGTGCCGCCCGTTGCTATAGCCAACGGAACCGTGACCTCAGGGCCAAACCTTGCCGTTCCAAGTCCAGTAGCAGTTGCCTGCGTAAGCACCTTCGGAATGTCTCGGACATTTGGACGCATGATTCTTGGCGGCGCAAACATGCCGCCAAAAGACTCTAGCGCGTTGATGTCAAAACGGCCTTCACCAATGTTCTTGATTACATCTTGTTCGGCCTTGGTAAATTGACGTTTAACGGCGCCATATCTGCCCTTGCCTTGACTAATTTTGTAGAACTCTTCCTTAATTATTTCCGAAGGCTCTTTGCCTTTTGCAACTCTAGCCTTTTCAAGAATGTCGTCTATGACGCTGGATCGGCTTGCTCTTGTAAATAAGTCACGAGCCAACTCAATTTGCTTGGCCGTTTCTTGCGGGAAGGTTTGGCGAACAAACCCGTCAAGGTCTTGCAGCATGTTCTTGGCAATATCCCTTTCGGTTTTATCGCCGCTACCAAGAGCCTTGTTCAAGTCTCTTCGCAAATTATCAATTCTTTCAATCGAAACAGGCTGCTTAAGGTCAGCCTGTTGACCAAAGTTGGTTAATGCGTTTTCAATTTTCTTGTGCTTGTTTGGCAAAAACTGCGCCCTAGCAGCAGTATCTTTAATCTGCCCAAGCAAATTGTTGAATTGAGTCGGCTGAACGACAGCGCCGACATCTTCTGCGGCTTTGTAAGCCGCTCGATACTCTTGCTCTAACTTCGGCGTTGCAGAAACCGGAGCAATAAATGGCTTAACAACCTTGGCAATCCCCGGAGTCGCGGCGCCGATGGTTGCGCCCAATTCAACTTGTTCTGGATCGACAACAGCAGAACTTAATCCCCCAGAGTACGCTCCACCAATGACGCGTTCTACGGGAGAGAGGCCTGGCGCAAGGCCGCCAGATTCTATGGCACGACCAAACCTGTCAAATACCGGGCCTAAAAACCTAGCACCGGGCAGAGCCTCTGCTGAAGGCGCTAATAGTCTTAATCCACCCCCAACAACAGGCCCAATAGCCAATGCGGCTGACCCAACAACGCCGGTTTTTAATGCTTCTCGTTTTTGCTGCGGCGTAAGCATCGACATAGCCGGACCAATGTCACGGCTAAAACCAGCGAATTGTTCTGCACGAGATTGGCGTTGCGGAATGGAATCGGCTGGCGCTTCTGGAGAAACCTCTTCACCAACCGTCCACCACTCCTTTTTTTTAGAAGGCTCTTTTACGATTTCGCCTTGTTCCCACCAGTTAGCCATTTGGCTTTCTCCGGGTTTTTCCATCGGGGCCAATGTATAAAGACTTGGGCGGCAACGCGTCTAATTCAGCCTTTGAATTAACCTTAACTGGAATTTCAGATGGCGCTGCGCCGGAGGGAGGCGTAGTTAACTTTTCTGGAATTTTAATTGCGAGATCGTAAGGCAACGGAATCTTGTTTTCCTTTACCTGCGCTACTTCGGCATTGTGCTGCTCAACGCGGCCTCTAATAACGTCTTCGTAAACTTGAACAACCGCTTCAAGCGCATCCGGGTCAGTATCCAAACTACCCAGAGCCTCTTGCATAATCATTTGCTGTTGCTGCGACGGCTGCGCGTCCAACTTACGCAAATTGTTCAATACGTTTTGGAACAACGTAGTTCTTGCCGCTTCAGCATTGACAATAGCCTTCGTATTAACATCCACGCCGAGGCGGTTTTTAAGAAACTTAGCAGCCGACAAGAAAGCCTGACCGCCAGTACCCATGTACTTGCGGGCTTCTGTTCTGGCAAGGGTTGCTGCGTTACGCAAATTCTGTATATCAACTTTAGCCGTTTTAAGTTGATCGTAAGTTTTTGTAAGGTTTTTAACGGCCTCTTCTTGAATCGTCTCTGCGGCAGGCTTAAACGCAGCAATCTGAGTCATTGGAGCGCCAGCAGCCCTTTCAGCAACGTCTTGAGCAAACACTTCTTTTGATTTTGGCACAAACAACTTAGCCCTTTCAGCGGGCGGAATTTGTGACAAAAATTGACTTCTCAGCGTAGTTTGTAATTTCGCTGGGTCATCAGGCAAGGTTGATACTGCAAATTGCTTAAACTCAGGCGCAACAACTCCCCGAGCAATCAAAAAGTCTAGTTCGTCTATAACCCTGTCTTTGGTTGGCGCGGTTTCGCCATACGCAAAATCCCCAAGCATCTTCTGAAACCGGCCATAATTATCGTCAGCCATTTTCATTTCGGCTGCTTTAATGTCTAAACCAGTCTTTTCCGCTGTGGCTCGCTTGGACTCAATGTCTTCAATTGATGCAGCAAGTTCTGCGCCTGACTTGCCAAACCGTAGTAATTGATTTCTAACATCAGGCTTACTTAAATCAGCAGATGAAAGAAAATTGCGAAGCGCTGTTTCTCGCTGGGTTTGCCCCAACAAAGCCTCTTCTTGCATACGCTGGGCGCGAGCCTGACGACCAGCCTCAAGCCCTTGAACATAAGAACCCAAAATGTTTGTGGGTTCAAGTTGAGTTGCGCCTATGACTGCCATGACTTACCCCAGATTTGCGTATTGCGGGCCGCGATAATTAACGGCCATCATGTTTGGGCTAGGAGCCAGTCCCGAACTAAGGTATCGGCTGCCCGTGACGTTTACTCCGGGTAAAATATCATCCAAAGCGTCTGCCGATAGACTTCCCGGCGACCCGAAATAACCACCTCGATACAATCCGTATCCCATAGCGCCTTGCTGTAAGGCTTGGTTTAGTGCGTTAGCCTGACCGAGATAGCCCGAAGCACGGGCCTGCCCGCCCTGCGTCATCAAATTACCAACATTGACGCCCATTTGTCCGGCTTGACCAGCAATCTGTTGAGCAGTGGCTTGTCCAGCGCCGTACAAACTACCAAGGGCGCCAAGGCGAGTATTTAACTGAGCCTGGGCGCGGTTAAACGCGTTCATGTATTCCTGCGAACCTAACTCTTGCCCAAAGCGTTGTGCGCCTTTAAGCATAGAGCCTGACAGCAAACCGCCACGAGCGGCAGCAGATCGCTCAAGCGCCTTTTGCCCCTCTGCCAAGCGGAAAGCATAACCGGGGTCCATTTGCAGGTCTTCCGGTCGATAACCGCGAGTTAGCATCCCGTAATCGCCAGCCGTAGCGTCACCGCCGATACCTAGCAAACGCATCAGTTCGTTCTGCGAGGTAATACCTGCCTGCCGAAACGGCTCTTGCAGTTCTACCTGACGCTCAAACGTCTCGCGCTGTACTTTCGCGGCCTGATCGGCGGCTTGCTGTTGCGCTCTTGCGGCTTTGCTTGCCCCGCGAGAGGCAACTGCTCCGCCAACGACGGCGCTACCTAGAATTGCTGCTGCTGTGCTAATCGCCATTTACGCGACCTCTTTAAAAAATGTTCGCTCCATTGGGCAAAACCCTTTTCGAGCATATAACTGTGCCATTTCGTCTGAGCGACCATCCTCAAGGGCAATCATAAAAAGCGCTGTTGCGCCTTTTGCGGATGCCCATGATTCAATAGTCTCGTACATCGCTTGCCCTGCGCCCTTGCCTCTAGCGTCTGGGGCTATCCACCACCACAATTCTTGCACTACCACATTAGAAGGGCTGAAGTACATAGGGTAGAACAACGCGCCCGCAATTCCAATAATCTTGCCCTCATCTTCTGCCAACCACACCCCTACCGATGGGTTGTCAACAGCGCGTAAATAAAAGTCTGAATATCCCTCTACGTCAAACGGTATTACCCCGTGCATAGGGGAGGCCGCATGAAACGCCTGCGCTAGTGGCAGGTAACGCGGCAAATCCTCATGGATGGCGTTTCGGACAATCACGAGATTTCCCGACCAGAGGATCGGATGTTGATAGCCGACGACGCCGAGGCAATCGTCGAGATAAACCCGCCCGGTTGCAGCACATGGCCGACCAACTCAGGGAACGTATACGTCTCCGAGGGCAGCAGCGTCTTGTTCTTAATGATCAAGTTCTGGTTGCCCGCAGAGTCAAACTGCGTGACGAGGTTGATTGAGATAGTAGCCGCCGACGCGCTGTAGTTCGTGGCCGTGAACTTGTCAATAATCGTGGACACGTTCGTAGCCGTGTACTGCGTAGTTTGGGTGTTCTCGGCAATCTTGGCCGGAATCAGGACTTTTACGCTAACTGCCATGTGTCACCTAAAAGGTAAATTTGAGTCGGACACGACCGCTTGACCCAGCCAAACCTGGTGCGCCACCCTCCACCGGGTCGCCACCGTCTCCGCCAGCACCGCCGACAAGGCTGCCCACACCGGCAATCGGCGTGGCTCCGGTCTGCGTAAAGGCCGCGCCACCGTTGCCGTTGGTGTTGGTCGTGTTGCCGCCTGACGCCGTTCCGCCAGCACCTTGCTGACTGCCAAATATGCCGATGCCGCCATAACCGCCGAAGCCGCCCGTACAGATCATTTCAGGCAGAGCGTAGGTTCCGGCATAGGCCACAGACTGACCGCCTGCACCGCCCACAGCGTCGCCTACAGTGCCGCCCCTGCCAGCAGTGCCCACAGTGTACAGAATCGTTTTACCGGCGTCTGGGGCAGTCAGCACTAGCACCGTCTTGGCGTAAGCGCCGCCGCCGCCACCACCGCCGGGGTTCTCTTGCGGCTCGTACAAGAACTCGCCAAATATCTGCGTGACCGTGCCGTAGCCACCGCCACCGCCTGCGCCCCACACCTCGATGGTAACGCCCGTGGCGCTGGCAGGAATCGTGACGCTACCCGACCCCGACGAGAAGTCGAATACACCGGCACCGGCTCCCCCCGTCGTGCCTGCAATCGCCGCTGCTAAGGTAGCGCCACTCATTAGGTCAATCCCGCTCCGCTGATCAGCCAAGACGTGCTGCCGATCTTGACGCAAGTGGCAAGGCCGTTCTGCGCCAAGGTACGCGTGCCCGTCGTAGTGCTATTCGCCAGAGTTAATGTATCTACAGAAATAGCAATCGACAGCGCCGTAGAGTTCAGATTGACAATAATGATGACGGTTCCAACCGGGAACTGAATCGCAGCGTTAGCCGGGATCGTCAGCGTCAGGCTGGTGCCGTTCATCAAAATCGCTTTACCACGGTCGGCCAACACCAGTCCGTAGTTGGTCGTCTTAGATACCGGCGGGGCTTCTCGATAGCCCACAGCATAGTTAGTGCTTACCGTGTCGTTATCGGGAACCAACGGCGTACCAGTAAACGTGGGCGAGGCAATCGGCGCATAAGTCGCCGCAGCGGTCGCTGCCGTGATGCCGTTGGTGATGCCGTATCCAGCAAGCGTCGTCGGCGTGCCGGTAATCGTTGACCACGACACCGTTTCGGTAGACACGTCGTTGATGCCAGGAATGTCGTCGTACTCACCGATCTGCACGTTGGTGGAGTCGGTTAGCACGAAACGGTACTTAACGCCCTCGGTCAACCACATATCCTCTGGCAGTCGCCCGTCAGAGGTTAGGATGATGGGGTTAGAGTTTTGCGCGGAACCGGCAATCGACGTGTAGGTCGCAGTCGGCGTTGTGGTGCCAGCGGCGTAGGTATAAATCTTTCCGCCCGACAGGACTTCGCCGTCGTCGGTAAAGAACTGCGCCCCGGCTCCTGCAAAGGCTGAAAGGTAAACGGTCATACGTACACCTGCATAACGGTCAGAATAATTGAAGGAATGGCTGGGACGGGAGCAGAGGCAGCAAAATGCTCCAACTGCACGCTAAGGTCATCCACCGAAAAGTACAACTGAAAGTAATCGCCGTTAGACAACGGCAGGAAAAAGTTAGCCGCTGAGAATATCTCAGCGTTGTTGCCTTGAATTTGAATCAGCGACGCCGAATTAGCGACAGCCGTGCCGTTAATAGCAGGCCAAATGTATAACCGCCCTGTGCCGCCCGACGTTTTGTCCACTTGGATAGAAAATTGGACGTTGTAAATCGCCGGTCTGGTTACTTTAATTTTACTGCTATCGCCCGGATCACGGTAAACGCCATACGCTTGGTCGGCATTGTTGTATGTAATCGCTTTGGCCGTATTGATTACGGTAGCCGTTTGCGTCTGCGTTGAGTAAAACGACCCGTAATTGATAAGCCCCGGTTCAAACCGTGGCGGCCCTTTTTGCAGATCGTCAAGTTGACCCTTGACTACGGCAATCTCGTCCTCGACGTTAGCCGCCAGCGAGGGCGACAACTCAAGGTCAGCGATGGTGGTCTGCGTTGTGCCGCCACCCGTCAGTTGGTATTGGTTGTTGAGAAAGCGGAACCATTCACGCGCAATCTGGCCGGTGCGCTCGTCAATAAACGGCACACGCGGGGCAGGGATTTGCGTGATATTCTGTGTCACGACGCCGTACCGCTGATCTGTAGTTCGGCGCCCATGATGGCAACCTTGACCGGATCGGTGCCGCTAATTTCATACACGCGGTCACGCAACTTTAGGGTCATGCCAAGGCGACGAAAGATAGCACGAGTGCCGTACTGTCCAGCGCGGCCCATCGAGACGGTGCGCTCGCCGTTCCATGTGTGGCCGCCGTCATCCGACCAGCGCAGCATCAACTGCGGGTTGACGCCCGTAACCACCGGCCCTTCTTCCAACTCAATTAGGTAGCCATTAGCAGCCGAAACAGGCGTGTAGACGATGCCGTCTGCGCTCAACACCGAGCCAACAGCGGTATACGCCGTGCCGGTAGAGGACAAAATGGGATTGTTGACGGTGTAGCCAACCGACGCGGACGACAGCACATACCACGGCGGCGGGTTGTTGCTAACGGTCGCCACCTGTTCTGTTTCAATGTACTCAGGCGTCTGCGTCAGCAAGTAGCCAAACTGGTCAAAAGCATCTACGCCTTGCAAGCCCACGCCCGTCTCGCAGTCAATTTGAAGCGAGTGGTGGGCGGTACGTTTTAGGTTGTTCTCGCCGGTTGGCAGCGCACGCCACGAACGCAACCATTTCTGCGTAGCGCCGTTATCTGAGTAAACGGTCAGGTCAAACGCATATAGATTGCCGTTTTGGTAATCACCAATAATCGGCTCTCCAATAAAGCGTGCATGGCAGTTACCGCGATGACGCTTGAAGTCGCCGTTACGGAAACCAGCACGCTCGTGCCAAGCGCCTGTCGCAGCGTCAAACACCCACGTCGTATCGGCGTCGGTAAAGTTCAGCACATAGAACGTGTGACCGTCCTGCTGATAGGTGTAGCCAACCGCATCGGCAAGGTTGCCGTATTGCTGAATGGCAAACTCAACGGCATGGGTGGATACGCGCACGCCCTGATAGCCGTTGGCTCGATACACAATGCCCTGACCCCGAGCGTCTGCGCCAAGCCAAAAGACGGAGTTATCCATCTTGGCGACCGAGTACGGCGCGATGCAGCCGATCTCGTTGTAGGCGCCTTGGATGCGGGTGAGCGGAAAGTCGGCGTCGCCGGAGTTGTACCAGACCTCCACGGAGTTCGTGCCAAAAAGCCACGCCTCTCGATGGTCAATGATCAGGGAGACTAGCCCGTCTGGTGAACCTTCAGCGCTGGCAAAATCCAAGGGGTCAATAGACAAGCCATCTAATAGGCTCGTGACCCAGACGCGTTGCGAGTTCGGCTCATTAAATACAAAGTAACCGTCAAGGTAGCCCACGGTCACTGCGCCGGGAAAGTCCTCGTCAGTGATGCGGGCAAACGCTAACGTATCAGTGTTGTAGATAAATCCATCAGGGTTGCAGGCAAGGAATATCTGCGTGCCGTTGTCGGCCATCGACACAGGACCGCTGCCCGTTACATCGCCAATCTTGGTTGCGGTAAAGGCAGCGTCTAACTTATAGAACTCTTCGCCCGACACAACGTACAAAAAACTACCCAGCGAGTACACGGCGCGAATCGGGCCAGTGCCAATAGTCGCCTTGTACGCCAAGCCGGGGCAGCGTTGTAGGTACGCAGGCTCCTTGCCACCCTCGGGAATTACCTCTGGGTAAAGATTCACCATCCGGCTGTCGGCTGCATTGACCGACCGGATTACATACGACGACCCGAGGATCGGCGTCTTCATTAGAAGTTGCCTGTAAAGATATTAAAGCGCGGACGGTTGACAAGCAGCGCTGCTGGCATTGCCATCATGTCATCCGGGTTGTTGATGCGCTTCAAGTCGCGCTTGCTAGTCATAGCAATGCGCTGAACCTGCGGAGAGGGTTCGACACCAAACTCTGCCGCAAGTTCACAGGCCAAGTTAAATCGGAACGCACGCAAGTATCCAGGCGGGAACGCCAAATCCGTATCTAGCGTTGCAGGCTGCGTCAGTGGGCGTACCGATACAAAGTGAAATTCCAGCACCTTGGTCGGCACCGGATAAATATAAATCTCCACGTTGGGATAGGTCATGTTGACCCACATCAACTGCGGATAGGTAGATTTAACGGTCTTAACGGCAATGTTGTTGTATTGCTCGTTGTTAATCAGTTTGATGCCATACGACACGTTGGTCGAAGGGTCACGGAAATACGTGGCGTCGTCCATCAGAATAGGACGCTCGGCTACAAACGTGCCGGTCGGTCCCATCGTAATGGTCCGTATATCCGGCAGCCAGTTGTAGACTTGATCTTGAGTTGAATAGACCGCTAGACGCTCGGTACTCCAAGAGTCAAGCATCTGGTTAAGTGCGGTGAGGGCGTCCTGCGACGTGGCCGCAGAGGGAACTTCACCCTCGGCCAACTGCCCGATCAGCCGCAACGCGCCGTTGATTTGATCGGCAGCAGTTGTAGCCATGACTTACTCCTTACGGCGGCGACGCGTTCTCAACGCATTATGCTGAGAATCCCCCAGCGCCGCCACATCTGACGACGCCGAGGGTTCAGACTCATCAGGATCAGAGGGGTCAAACTCCTCCCATCCTTGCTCCATATCTTCCCTCGCTTCCATCCATGAGATAGCGATCTTTTCCCCATGTCTGGGGTGGCGAAGGTAGATATTGGACATATTACGAAACGCTGAAGTTGAGCATGTAAACCGGGAACGTGACAGTGTTGGCGAGCGTGCCCGTTGCCGCAGCGCGGATACGGAGACGATCACCGGCTGCCACCACTAGGTTTGCTGCCGTGCTGCTCAACGACAGAACGCGTCGAGCATTGGCAGTCAAAGCAGTGCCACCCGTTGACTTGGTGGTGTTGGCATCAGTCGCCGCCAGCATTGCTGCGGTGCCCGAACCAGACGTACCAAGGTTGGTGATGGTAAACGTGATGTAGTTAATATCGCTTGCAGCCAGCGCATCAACGCCAGAGAACCACGCAGCCGACAACACGCCCGATACCGGAGCGATGACGAACACGTCAGCGTTTCCGGTCGTAGCAATCGTTGCACCCTGCTGCGCTGCGCTAAACCCGCTACGCACGTTGGAATTAACGAGCGTGGCCGAGTCAAGCGAGCCGTTGATAAGCGCCTGATCCGCAAAAGCAACACCAATCGCCTGTGTATTAGGCATATCAATACCCCTTTAGGTGGTGCCCCCGGCGGGTTTCCCCGCCGAGGGCGTTGCTATTACGAAACGCGGTAGCAAGTCCAGGTGCCAGATCCGGTCTTGCGGGCACGGAAGTGGCCCGAAGTCGCCTCGTCCACCTTGCCGTTACCAACCAGCGTCCAACCCGAACCAATCGCCACGGTCACGTCATCCGTCGTCGCATCAATGTTGATAACGAAGAAGTCAAACGCGCTATCCACCTTTTCGCTCATAGACGGGAAAGCCGCCTCAAGATCGGCAACAGTCGGCAACGTCAAGTCGCCAGCAGTGCCGTTAAAGGTGAAAAGACCGTTGACCAACTGAGCCGGGGTCGCCGTAGCGGCAGCCGTCAGCGCAGTCGGAGCGCTCTGCATGAAAAACAGCGGCTCGCCAAGATTGCCATCGCCAATCTGATAACCGCCTGAACCATTAGGAAGTGCCATTTTTAGTTACTCCTTAAATTTAACCATTAGCCCCAGAGGCGCACAGCCATCTGCGGACGGATCACCGAGTAGCCATACAGCACGTCGATACGGCACGGCATACGGTCGTTGTTGATGTCGTACTGACGAACAACGCGCATGGAGATACC